TGTAAGATGTCCTTATATGCGGTGAGTCCGAGACAGACTATCCCAATAGTCAGATAGGTTTAACTCCTATTAACCGCTCCAACCTTTATTCCTATTGACTTCCGAGTGTTGTTTTTATACAACAACGCTGGTTGACAATTCGGTCATGCCGTGATATAATTGTTGTATAAAGTGTGAAATAAGGACTTACATAATGAATTTTACTGCTGAACAAAAATCTCAGTTAGCAAAACTTCTTGCTACCGAGAATCTCACGGTTGAACACCAAAAGATTCAAACCGCACGATTCGACCCACAGAACCGTGTTCTATATCTCCCAATTTGGCAAAATATGACAGGCGCTCTGTATGACCTGCTTTGCGGTCATGAGGTCGGTCATGCTCTCTATACACCTGCTGATGGATGGCATACTGCTGTTGTTGATAATAACAAAGGCAGAAATTATAAATCTTTTTTGAATGTGGTCGAAGATGCCCGTATCGAAAAGAAAGTAAAACGCCGTTATCCAGGTCTTAAAGTTCCTTTTCAAAATGCATATATTGAATTGATGAAGCGTGATTTCTTTGGATTGAAGAACCGTGATGTTAATACAATGGCATTTATTGAAAGATTGAATATTTACACCAAATCACAATATTCAATGCCTGTTGAATTCTCTACTGAAGAATTAGCTTTGGTTAAGAAAGTTATGGATTGCGAAACTTGGGAAGATGTGGTTCGTGTTACCGATGAGGTATACGGATACTCTAAAGATGAGCAATACGATATGCAATTGAAAGATTTTGAATCCTTCAATTATTCGGATGACTATGAAGGTGATGGTGACGATTATGAGTCCGATGGTGATGACTATGATTGGGACGATGAAGATTCCGAAGAAACCAAATCTGATTCTAAAAAAGACGGTAAAAACTCCGATGATACAGATGGTCAAAACGGTGATAGTGAAGATGGTGAAGAAGGCGATGACCAAGTAAAATCAAAAGCCGATAATGAATCAGAAGGTGAAGATGGTGAAGATTCCGACAATGAAGATAGTTCTTCATTCAATCGTTGGAAAGATTCTGAACCTGCCAGTAAAGATATGTTTTCACCTAGTTGTGAAACCGATGAAAACTATCGTAAAAACGAAGTGATGCTTTTGGATGAAAAGTGTAAAGAATACATTTACCTTGAAATGCCAACACCTATTCTAAAGAATATTATTACACCTGCAAAGCGTGTTCAACAACAATTGGCGGAGTATTATACACCGAGCAATGAGTTCTATTTGACCGCTGAGAGAATCAGAGAATGGGTAAACGAATTTAAAAATAAGAATGACCGCTACATTGGTCTACTTGCAAAAGAATTCGAAATGCGTAAAGCTGCCAAGGCGTTTAGTAAATCTAAACTGTCCGATACTGGTGATATTGATATCAACAAATTGGCATCATACAAATTCGATGATAACATTTTCCGCAAAGTGATGATGACACCAAAAGGTAAGAATCACGGTTTGGTTTTGTTAATCGACAAATCAGGTTCTATGTCAGAAAACATGGCAGGTTCAATTGAACAAATTTTAGTTCTTGCCATGTTCTGCCGTAAAGTGAATATTCCTTTTGTTGTGTATGGTTTTGGTGATTCATCAGAAGCCAAATTTAGTGACCTTGGTATTCAAGGTGATTACGAAAAACAAAGTAAATATAATAAAAACAATCATTCTTTCGAACAGAAAGATAAAACAATTGCATTTAATTCTGTTTACTTGCGTGAATACATTAACAATAAAATGACCAATGCTGAATTCAATGCCGCTTTGCGTAATATGATTATATTGAAAAAGTCATTTGAAGGTGGTCGTTACAGTCGTCCAATTGGTCGTCCTGATAGTGAACATCTTTCAAATACACCATTGACACAAGCAATCATTGCAACCGCAGAAGTTATGAAAACTTTCAAACAGGTTAATAACCTAGATTTGACCAGTTTGGTAATTGTTCACGATGGTGATGCCGATTGGACAAATTCATTCTATGAAACTAGGGTTCACGAAGATACTATGAGAGGTGTTTCAGAAACCTATATGGGTCACCGTTCTATTGATACCCGTAATTACAATGTTGTTTTGCGTGACAGTAAGAATAAATTCGAAGTGAAAATGGCCGACAATTCCAGACATTCTGATTATATGTTGACACTTGCACTTGAATGGTTTAGAAAAGTGACTGGTGCTAAGATATTCGGTTTCTTCTTGGTTTCAAGTAATAACCGTTATGTTAAAAATGCCATTTACAATCGTTATGTGTTTGAAGATGGAAAAACATTTGAAGATTTGAATACCGAAGTTAGAATCAATCCTCAAAATGCTTTTGTTTTGCGTGAATCAATGTATGAGAAACAAAAACAATTGGCTAAGAAATTGAAAACAGAAAAGTTTTTGACTTCTAACCTAAAAGGTTACAATTCATTCTATCTGGTTGCAGGTGGTGATGATTTGAAAACCGAAAGTGATGAAATTGAAATAGAAGGCAAATTTACTGCCAATAAATTGAAAACCGCATTTATGAAAATGAACAAAAAGAAAGCAATCAGCCGAGTGTTAGTCTCCAAATTCATTCAAGGCATTGCTGCCTAAGTGTTGTTTTTATGCAACATGGCTGGTTGACAATTGAAATCAGCCATGATATAATTGATGTATCAAATGTGAAAGGACTTTTTTTATTATGACTAAGCGTGCCGAAATTCGTGAAAAGTTTATTAATGCCATCGTAGCATTGGGTAAACCAACAATCACAACCGATGAAATTAAATCAATTTGTGGCGATATAGATATTGCTCATCCTTATTGGTTTACTAATGATGATGATAATCGTGTGAAGCGTGGCGTTTATAAAGTGCCAAATTCTTCCATGATTTCTCAACCTCAAACAATATCATTACAAGCACAAGTGATTCCTATGGCAAAATCAGTAGAAAAATCGGAACATAAAATTCAGAATATTCAAACCGATTTGGATACTACTGATTTGATTCCAAAATCTTATAAAAATTATGTACCGTTTGGCAACTTTGATGATGTATATTCAATTGTCCAATCGATGCGCTTCTTCCCTGTTTTCGTTTCTGGTCATTCTGGTAACGGCAAAACAATGTCAATTGAACAGGCATGTGCCAAAGCAAAACGAAAATTCGTTTGTATTTCAATGACACCTGAAACCGATGAGAGTGACCTTCTTGGTAACTATGTTCTTATCGATGGTAATATGGAATGGCGTGATGGTCCTGTGACCACTGCTGCTCGTCAAGGTGCCGTTTTGTGTATTGATGAAATTGATTATGGTGCTCAGAACCTTTCTTCATTACAACGGGTGCTCGAGGGCAAACCATTTATGTTGAAGAAAAAAGGTGAATTGATTGCACCTGCACCTGGTTTTACAGTATTCGCTACTGCCAATACTAAAGGTAAAGGTTCTGATGATGGTCGTTACATGTTTACGAATGTGCTTAACGAAGCATTCTTGGAAAGATTCCGCACTACAATGGAACAAGAATTCCCTCCTGTTCGCACAGAGCGTAAGATTATCGAAAAAGAATTGACCACAGTTGGTCGTGCCGATGATGAATTCGCCGAGAAACTTGTTACATGGGCTGATGTGATTCGTAAAACATTCATGGATGGTGGTTGTGACGAAGTGATTTCGACCCGCCGTTTAGTGCATATCGTTGAAACATTCGGTATCTTTGGTGATAAGATGAAAGCAATTTCGTTGTGTTTGAATCGTTTTGATGATGACACTAAGGCATCATTCCTTGATTTGTATACCAAAGTTGATGCAGGTGCCTCGGCAGAACAATTGCTCGCACCTGTAATTGAACCAGAAGTAAAAGAGACAGAAGAAAATTCGGAAGATATTCCGTTTTAATTAGTTAGTAGTTCGGCACTTGACCCATCGGTAACGGTGGGTCTTTTTTACACAATTACCTGTATAAGTGTTGACATACACATAAAAATAGTATAGAATAGTAACATATTTGAGAGAAAGGTCGCCTCTCAAATTCTTTCCCTAGTGCGACCGTTTTATTATTGGAGTATTTCGTAATGTCAGTTAAATCTAAAGTCCTCGCATATCTTTCTAAAGAAGATGGATACAACACCCTCACCGCACAGAAGATGCAATCTACTTTCGGTGTTGCAAACCCTTCAGCAACTATCAATGAGTTGCGTAACGAAGGTCATGCTATTTACTTGAATAGCCGTTACAACACAAATGGTGATAAGGTTTCCTTCTATCGCCTCGGCACACCAACTAAGCGTATGGTCGCTGCTGGCATCGCCGCAATTCGTTCACAAGGTGAGCGTGCTTTTGCCTAATTTTAAGGCTTAAAGCAATGAGGAAGAGATACATATAAGTATCCCTTCCTCTTTTTTCGTTTATGGAGTTGTCATGGAAATCAAAGTAGAATTAGAAAAACTAAGAAAAAACAAACTGTTTATCGCCACACCAATGTATGGCGGCATGGCACACGGTTTGTATATCAAGTCCAGTTTGGACTTACAAACCACAATGAACAAATATGGAATTGAAACTAAGTTTTCTTTCCTGTTCAATGAATCACTTATCACAAGAGCCCGAAACTACCTAGTCGATGAGTTTCTCCGTTCTGACCACACACACTTATTATTCATCGATTCAGATATTCACTACAACCCACAGGATGTTCTAGCACTTATGGCGCTAGACAAAGATGTGATTGGTGGTCCTTATCCGAAGAAGTCCATGAATTGGGGTAACATTGCACAAGCAGCAAGAGCGAACCCAAATATGGATCCAAAAGAACTTGAACAACTTGTAGGTGAATATGTTTTCAATGTTGTAAAAGGCACAAAACAATTCTCTGTTACTGAACCACTTGAAGTGATGGAAATCGGTACAGGTTTTATGATGGTGAAGCGTGAAGTCTTTGAGAGAATGGAAAAAGAATATCCAACAATCAAATACAAACCAGACCATATCGGTCAGGCCAATTTCGATGGATCCAGATATATTCATGCTTACTTTGATACAGTAATCGATTATAAAGAATCCATCACTGGAGGCGGTTCTGAGAGATATCTGAGTGAAGATTATATGTTCTGTCAGATGTGGCGTAAAATTGGCGGAAGTATCTTCTTATGTCCGTGGATGAAAACACAACATGTGGGAACATACGCCTTCACTGGTAATATGCCTGCTGTTGCACAGTTCACAGGGAAGTTATAATGGACGCCGATGTTGTTAAAGTCTCACAAACTGCAACAACAGGCGGCCGCAAATTTGATGGTGGTAAACTACAATATGGTTTACTACCACCACTTGCTTTAAAGGCCACAGTTGATGTATTAACTTTTGGTGCAGAGAAATACGAACCAGACAATTGGAAACATGTGCCTGATTCTAAACGCCGTTATTTTGATGCATTACAAAGGCACTTATGGGCATGGAAAGAAGGTGAAACAGATGACCCTGAATCTGGTAAACATCACTTAGCACATGCACTTTGTTGCCTCATGTTTCTATATGAGCATGATACAATGTATTCTGTGAATGACAAATCTTAATTATGAGGTAAAATATGAAATTATCAAATGACACACTATCCGTTTTGAAAAACTTTGGTTCTATTAACCAAGGCATTTTCTTCAAACAAGGCAAGACACTTAAAACTGTTTCGTCACATAAAAACATTCTCGCTGAAGTATCAATCAAGGAAGAAATTCCTGCTGACTTTGGTGTTTATGATTTAAATAACTTTCTTTCTGTTGTATCATTACACAAAGATGACCCATCGTTTGAATTCGATGAGAAGCATGTTGTGATTGTTGGCAA